GTATAACTGAGGAGGTTGAGGAGGAAGTTGCCTACGGCGGTCCTCACTCAGGAAGAGGCCGACTGAGGATGAGGAGCGAGGACGATGGCGAAGACAGGATCACGCAGGCCGCCCGAGTACAGCCGCAAGCACGATCGCATCCTGCACAGGGCGGCGACGGCGAAAGAAATAGAATGCGATTTGATATTGGCACCGCTGCAAAAGGAATTGGAAAGGCTCGATGGCAAATATGGATACGATCGCTTGCCGAAATTGATCTCGGTCGAGACGGCGGCCAGATGGGGCAAGGCATGCGCCGGCCTGCACGATGCCGTCGGCGCGCAGGATGCCGACAAGGTGAAAGCCTGGGTGATCGTATGCCTGCGCGGGTTGGCCGCGATGGACGCCGAGGCGGCGGTCGATCCGACCAACATCATGCCGCCCGACATCTGGGACTGCCACGATGACGAGGGCAGCTTCTGCATCATCCGCGACGGCAGCAGGCACCAGCAGGCCAGCAAGCTCAGACCAGGCCGACGGATCTACACAACCCGCGAGGTGGCCGTCGCACTGAGGCAAATGCAGACGGCCGTGGTCGACAGCGTCAAGGATCTGTGGGCCGGGGCAGAGATCGTCGGCGTGAGGAAGATCGAGGGCGAACATGTCGATGACGATCTCGACGCGGTGTTTGCGTCTCAGACGCGATGAGAGGGCCGGTAGACGGGCATGTCGATGCGGCGGGCCTCGAGGTAGCGGGCAGGCAAGATGGCCGTCAGCGGGGCGCTGAGAGGGCGGGAGAATGTGTATACCAATCACACTGCGTCGACCTGCTCCCGCGCGAGGTGGCGTCGGTCGGCATGCCGTCGGCGCATGGCTCGATGCGCGTCAGCGGTATCCTGCTACCTTTCGAGCCATGCGTTATCCGCAATCCTAGTAAGCCATTGAAATCATTGAGGGCGAAAGTAACATAATGTACGTTATCGGATTCTGCTGGCGGCAGGGGGTCGTTTTCGGGGCCGCCGACCCCCACCCCCCGCCAAACACCCGTGCGCCGCTAGGAGCGTATATTCCCCCTGGTATGGATCCACACACATCTTCATCCGCCCCCTCTGTCTTCCCAAGTATACCTGACCCCTGCTATGGTTCGCATCGGAGGTGCCTGTGATGCCGTCATCGAAAAAGCCTGCTGGCAAGGTCGTCGGCCCTGATTACTCGCTGCCTGCCCTGACGAAAAAGGCTCCCGTCCGCATCACGCCGCAGTTGATGCGTTACATCTCTGACGAGATGGCGATCGGCCGTAATCTGCTGGACATTCTGGGTGAGCCGGAGATGCCGTCGTATGCCGGCGTGATGCAGGCGGTGGCTGCGCATGAGGAGTTGTACAAGATTTATCGGCATGGGCGCGTGCGTCAGGCCGAATATCTGGCTGACCGTGCGACGAAGCTGGCGAGTGACCCGCTGCCGACGCATGATTCCCAGGGTCGCCCGATGGACACGCGGTGGCTGAATGCGGAGATGCAGCGTCGGAAGCTGGAGTTGGAGACGATACGCTGGACGATGACGAAGCTGTCGCCCAATGGGATACGGGATCGTCAGGAGGACAAGCCGCAGCATCAGGCGATGACGATTAGCTGGGCTGGCGGAGAGGTTGAGGTGAGGGCTGCGGAGTGAACCTGAGTGTGCAGTTGCAGGCGATGCAGGGCGACCTGGACGATGCCATCGAGCGGGAGGATTTTGAGGAGGCGTTGGAGATCTCGCTGCTGATTTTGGATATCTACGAGACGATCCTTGAGCAGATGGGTGTGATGAAGATCATCAACCGGGCGATTCACTGATGCAGGTTGTCATCCCGTACACGCCTCGATCGTTGCAGTTGCGGCTGCACAACGAGATGTCGAAGCGGCGGTGGGGTGTGGTTGTCTGCCATCGGCGGTTTGGCAAGACGGTATGGGCGATCAACCACATCTTGCGGGATGCCTTCATGTGCAAGAAGAGCAATCCCCGGTTTGCGTATATGGCGCCGACGTATCGGCAGGCGAAGAATGTGGCGTGGGATTATCTCAAGCAGTTTGCGGGTGCGGTGCCTGGGGTCAAGTTCCATGAGACGGAGTTGAGGTGCGATCTGCCTAATGGGGCCAGGATCAGCCTGCTGGGTGCGGAGAACCCGGACAGCTTGCGGGGGATTTATCTCGACGGCTGCGTGATGGACGAGGTTGCGGACATGCCGGAGAGTGTGTTCCCCGAGGTCATCCGGCCTGCGCTGTCGGATCGCGGCGGCTGGTGTATTTTCGTCGGGACGCCGAAGGGTCAGAACATGTTCTACGACCTGTATGAGCAGGCGACGGGGGACGAGGATTGGCTGGCGGCGGTTTACCGGGCGAGCGAGACGGGGATACTGCCGGAGGAAGAGCTGGAGGCTGCGCGTCGGATGATGACGCCGGACCAGTATGCGCAGGAGTTCGAGTGTTCGTGGGCGGCGAACATACCGGGTGCGATTTATGGCAAGGAGTTGGAGGAACTGACGGCGGCGGGCCGTGTGACGAAGGTTCCGTATGACCCGAGCTTCCGGGTGGATACATGGTGGGATTTGGGCGTCGGGGATAGCACGGCGATCTGGTTTTCGCAGAGTGTGGGGCGTTCGCTGCATGTGATCGATTTTTATGAGGCCCGTGGCGAGGGGTTGCCGCATTACTGCAAGGTGCTGACGGAGCGGCGGTATCTCTACGGGACGCACAACGCGCCGCATGACATCGAGGTCCGCGAGCTGGGGTCTGGGAAGAGTCGGCGCGAGGTTGCGTGGGACTTGGGCTTGAACTTCCGCGTGGTGCCCAATCTGCCGTTGGAGGACGGGATACACGCGGCGCAGATGCTGTTGCCTCGGATCTGGGTGGATCGAGAGGCGTGCAAGGCGGGGCTGGAGGCGTTGCGGCAGTATCACCGGGCGTACAACGAGCGGACGCGCAGCTTCCGTGCCAGCCCGGTACATGACTGGTCGAGCCATGCGGCGGATGCGTTTCGGTATCTGGCGGTGGGTTTGAGAGAGGGTGGCGGTGCGGGCAAGGTTCCCCAGCAGAAGGCGATCATGGACTATGATCCGTTCGCGGCATGATACGTCGCTTTGAGGCTACAGATCGCCCGGTTGTCTTGGGCATGTTGCGGGATCTGCACCGTGAGGGTGTGTATTCGCGTGTTGAGTTGTGCTGGGACAAGATTGAGCGGCAGGTAGACAATCACTGCGCCGGGCTGTGGAACCTGACAGGTTTTGTCGGGGAGGTCGGCGGCGAGGTGGCCGGTGTGTTGTTGGTTGCGTGTGCCGAGAACTGGTTTTCGCGGGAGTTGTTCGGTTTCGACGTGGTGTTCTATGTGAGGCCGGACCGGCGCGGGATGTTGCTCGGGCGTGGGCTGCTGCGCGCGTATGAGGCGTGGGGCAGGGAAATGGGCTGCTGTCAAGTATCTGTTGGGGTTTCGTCCGGGATTATGGTAGAGAGGACGGGAAGGATGTTGCGCCGCCTAGGCTTTGCCCATGATGGCGGGATCTACAGGAGGAATGTCTGATGGGTATGTTCTGCGACCGTGTGGTTGAGAGCTTCACCGGCGGTGGTGGCGGCGGTGGTGGCGGCGGTTCTGCTGCTGCTTCGTCTGGTGGCGGCGGCGGGAGGACGAGCACACAGGTAGCATCCCCCGACACTGTTACCAAGGGTGGCCGGACTCAGCGCGAGTTGCAACGTGCCGCCACGGGATTGCAGAATCAGCCCAGCGACAAGCCGTTTGTCGAGCGTGCGACGGACACGTTCCTGATGGACATCGGTGTGAAGCCGAAGACCACGGAATATTACGCCACGCTCGAATCCCGTCAGCAGCAGGCTCTTGCGGCGGCGAGGGAGGCCACCTCGAACAGGAGCAGGGACAACGAGCAGCCCGCCACCCAGCCTGAGAAACCCGTCGAGACCGGCCCTCGTCCCGAGCCTGTTATCGAGAACAAGCCGACACCGCAGACCCCCGTCGAAGAGGCGCAGGAGGAGCTTGAAGAGCGTGTCGAAGATCTGGTCATGGACCCGGCTGAACGTGCTGCTGCCGAGCGTGATCGCGGCACTCCTGCGATGGATGTCGGCACGGCGGCTGGTGCGCGGGCGGAGCGAGCGGCGGTCATCGCCAAGACGCAGGCCGAGCAAGAGGCTGCTGACGCATTGCTGAAAGGGCGGCGCGCGACGATCCTGACCACCCCCGGTGGTCTTCTGACGCCTGCTGAGGAAGAGGGCAAAACGACCCGCCGCCGGTCTTTGCTGGGTGGCTGACATGAAGCGTGAGCCGTCGAACATCGCTGGCAAGATGGGCAAGATCTCGATCCAGCCTGCGAAGATGACGATGACGGTGGACCCGCTTGAACGGATGCAGCAACGGATGGCGGGCCGTACGCATGGCGGTGTGCTGGCTGGCTTGAAGCCGGGCAGTCTGATGACAAGGAAGGTGTGAGATGGTGGTTCCCGAGATCGTTGCGAAGCTGGATCGGCGGTATCAGACACTGCGCACGCAGCGGTCGAACTGGGAGAGCCATTGGCAGGAACTGGCTGACTACATGCTGCCTCGCAAGGCGGACATCACGAAGAAGCGCACCGAGGGCGACAAGCGGACGGAATTGATCTTTGACGGCACGGCGATCCACGCGGTCGAGCTGCTTGCGTCTTCGCTGCATGGGATGCTGACCAGCCCGAGTACGCCTTGGTTCTCGTTGCAGTATCGCAACCGCGCGCTGCAATCCGACGATCTGGCGAACGAGTGGCTGCTGGCCTGTCAGGACCAACTCTACAAGGCGTTCAACCGTTCGAATTTCCAGCAGGAGATCCACGAGCTTTACTACGATCTGGTCGTGTTCGGCACGGGCGCGCTGTATTGCGAGGAAGATCAACAGGTTGGCGTGCGTTTCTCATGCAGGCACATCGCCGAGATCTGCATCTCCGAGGATGCCGAGGGGCGGGTTGATACAGTCTATCGGCGGTTCAAGATGTCGGCGCGGGCTGCGGCGATGCGGTTCGGCGAGGACAACTTGCCGCAGGCGATGGCGAAGGATTTGAAGAACGACCCGTATAACGAGCATGAGATCATCCATGTTGTGGTCCCGCGTGAGGGGCGGACTGGTCGTTCGGCGCGCAACAAGCCGTTTGCCTCAATCTACTACCATGCGGCCACGAAGGCGCTCTTGAGCGAGGGCGGGTATGACGAGTTCCCGTTTCAGGTGCCGCGTTTTGTGAAGGACAGCGTGTCGACCTATGGGCGGTCCCCGGCGATGACGGCGTTGCCCGACGTGAAGATGGTCAACAAGATGAGCGAGGTGACGATCCGAGCTGCGCAGAAGCAGATCGACCCGCCGCTGATGGTGCCGGATGACGGGTTCATCCTGCCGATCAGGACGACGCCGGGTTCGCTGAACTTCTATCGGGCTGGCACGCGGGATCGGATGGAGCCGCTGAACATCGGCGCGAACAATGCGCTCGGGCTGAACATGGAAGAACAGCGTCGGGCCGCGATCCGGCAGGCGTTCTATGTCGATCAGCTCTTGCTTTCGACCGGGCCTGCGATGACGGCGACGGAGGTTCTCCAGCGGAATGAAGAGAAGATGCGTCTGCTCGGGCCTGTGCTGGGCCGCTTGCAGGCGGAACTATTGCAGCCGGTGATTGCGCGGGTCTTCGCGCTGATGCTGCGTCAGAACCTGTTGCCGCCCGCGCCGGAAGAGTTGCAGGGTCAGGACATCGACATCGAGTATGTGTCGCCCCTTGCCAAGGCGCAGAAGCTGACCGATTTGCAGTCCGTGATGCGTGGCATGGAGATCATGTTGCAGGTCGGCCAGGTCGCCCCGGTGACGGATTTCCTCGATGCCGACGGTCTGGTCCGTTACATCGCGGAGACGACGGGCATCCCGGCGACGGTGCTGCGGAGTGATGAGCAGGTGGCTGAAGTCCGCCGCCAGCAGGCGCAGGCGCAGGCGCAGCAGGCGCAGATGCAGCAGGCCATGATGGCGGCGGAGGCCGGCGGCGCAATGGCCCCCCTGGTGAAGGCGGTTCGATGACAGAAATCGAGGCACTGAAACTGGCGTATCGCCGCACGTTCGGCACTGATGACGGACAGCGTGTGATCGCGGATCTGCGGAAGCGGCTTCGCTTTGAGCAGACAACCCACGTCCCCGGCGATCCAAATGAATCAGCGTTTCTCGAAGGGCAGCGTTATGCGTACCTTCTCATTGCCGGGATGCTCGTCGAGGAGCGCGAAAAGGTTAGGACAACCAAATGAGTGAAGAGGCAACCCCGGTTGACGCGGGGTCTCAGGGCGCAGTAGCGACCTCAGCCCCGGTCAGCTTTCTTGACAGCCTGCCGGAAGATCTGCGTGCGGAGCCATCGCTGCGGAACTTCACGGACCATGCGTCACTGGCGAAGAGCTATGTGCACGCTCAACG